CTAATGTTTGTTCATCCAGATAAGGGTATTGTAACAGCAGAATATAACTGCTGGCTATAAGGAGATAATATGAATAACAAACTATATAAAGATATTGCTGAAAGAGCACTGTGGACAGCTGCCCAGGCATTTATTGCTATTTACACTGTCGGTGGTGTTGACGAAGTTAAGTCGGCTACTGCTGCTGCTTTGGCAGCTGGTATTAGCGTTCTTAAGGGTTTTCTTGCAACTCAAGTTGGAGATCCCAGTTCGGCATCAACGCTAAAGAAGTAATATGATTAAATTCCCCAATGTATATATGCGCTGTGTTAAGTGCGGTGGTAGAAAATACATTGGGGATCAATACTACAGTTTAGGTCACTACTGGGTTGATGTTACTTGTATACAATGTGGTCATTCTGCTGATATACAAGTAGACAAGTTAAATAAAATCTTAGAAAAGATAAAAAATGATAACAAATAAAATTATAGAAAATAAGTTTTATTTATATAAAACACTTATTGTAAAAGTAAAAAAGATTCATCGTTCTTCTAACAGTGTAATTGTAAAATTCCTGTTAGAAGAGAATGAAGAAATTGTCCCCTTCAATGGTGGTGAATTACTTTTAAGTCGTTTGTACACTATTGGTGAGTTATCTAAAATTACTGGTAAAAGATCTGATACAATCAGAAAATATGAAAAGAATGGATTACTTGCCAGACCCGCATTGGAAGCAGAACAAAGTGAGGCGTATAAAAATTGGCGGTTTTATACAGAATCCGATGTTTACGATGTGGTAGCATTCTTTTCTGGCAGGAAGTCTGGAAGACCTGCTAATGTTAAAAACAACAACATAAGGAACAGTATTGTTTCTTTACGAGAAAAGGTTAACAAATTATGATTGACAATGATAAAGCAGAAATTTGGGCATCGGTAGGTATTACCAAGAATCTTGGTAACTACGAATCTCTTCGCCTTGATGCTGGTGCTAAGATTATGGCATCTTCAATGGAAGATGAATCATCATGGAAAAAACTTTGGGCTGCTCTTGACGAACAAATTGAGGCAAAGCTTAAAGAACTTGATAAGTGACATGGCTTAGCAAAGCAGTTTGCTCACAAGATGAGCATTCACAAAGATGGTTGTCTTATAACCTTCTTGATATAGAATACGCCAAGAGTGGTTGCGCCAAGTGCACTATGCACAAACAATGTTTAACTAACGCTTTCAGTAGCGATAGTGATGTTATTGTTGGCGTAATTGCTGGCGTATCCGAATATGAAAGATTAATTATCAAATTTCAAAAAGATGGATGATACCAATGTCAATTGCTGGTAGTGATTTAATTCAAGCGTTTAAAGCAGTGTGCGAATCTGAAGGTAAGTTATTTATTCCAGATTCCCCTCGTCAAGAAGATATAGCCGATAGCATGGCAAAGCATTACGATAGTGATGACTTGCTTAATGCTATCAAATTATATGTAAAATCAGAATATGGGCCAATGCTTGTTTTTGATTTTGCTATTAAATCAAGAGACTTTGTTGATAAAGTAAAGAAAGAACGTTTATCAATTGATAAATTTAAACAAACAGTTGCCGACACAAGAAAGTTGATTGAAGAATATGAACTATGAAATGCGATTGATTAACTCAATTGTTGAAAGTGGTGACATGGTTTCCGCTGTAAACGAGGGAGTTGATGGTGTATTTGCTGAGTATCGGGATATCTGGAATTTTATTCTAAGTCATTATGATAAGCATAGTAAACCACCATCAAAAGATACTATTAAATCTCATTTCTCTGACTTTGAGTTTATTACAGCGACAGAGCCTTTAGGTTACTATGTTGAGCAGGCTAAGAGAGAATCTTTGGCTTTGCAAACTAGAAGGATTGTTGCCCAGGCTCATTCTCTTTTAGGTGAACTTGGTCCAAAAGAAGCTTTGTCTTATCTAATGGAAAATACTTCTAAGTTGTATAAATATTCTAGTAATCTAAAGGATACTGACTTGGCGGGTGAATGGCGTGACCGTAGTAATGAACTGCGTGAACGTTCGCTTAATCCTGATAGTGATATCGTTGGTATTCCCAGCGGTATTAGTGTTATTGATAAAGTGTTTGGTGGTTGGCAGGCTGGCGACTTTATTGTGTTGCTAGGCTGGACAGGCGTTGGCAAGTCTTTTATTGCAAGACTATTTGCTGCTAATGCTTGGCGAGCTGGCTATAGACCAATGATTATTTCATTAGAAATGAATAAACTTCAAGAAGGTCAAAGACTAGACACATTGTTAAATAATGGTGAAGGAAACTTTACTAACACCGACCTTGTTAAAGCCAATGCCAAGATTGTAGATAGATATGCTTCATGGGCTGAGAAGACTTTTGAAGGCAAGCAACCGATCTATCTGATTACATCAGAGGGGCTTGAGACAGCAGACCAGAACATGGTTCAGGCTAAGATTGACCAGTATCAACCAGATATGGTTATTCTTGACTATCATGGTTTGTTTGATGATTCAAGCGGTGCAAAGACTGAAACAGAAAAAGCAAAGAACCTTTCAAAAGCTTTTAAAAGAATTGCTGTTAAAAACAATATTCCTATTATTGACGTAGCAGCAGTAACTATGGCAGAAGGTCATGGAGACAGACCGCCAGAACTTGAGGAAGTAGCATGGTCAAAGCAATTGGCTTATGATGCCGACCTAGTTTTGGCAATTCATCGTGAATATAATTCTGATCTGTTTCAGGTCGTATCACGCAAGGTCAGACGAGCAAGCCATTTTGGTTTTTATCTAAGATGGAATCTTGAAACTGGTAAGTGGAATGAAGAATGGGATTTAGGATGAAAACAAAAGATAATTCAGTAGCATATGTTCTTAAGGGTACAAGTCGTGATGTTGAATCTATTATTAGACTTAGGCCTTGGATGGAAGATGAAGTAAAGGGAAAGTACAAGTTTTCTAGTACCAAACTTTATACAGATTACAAACAGGAGACTGAGACTTTTGAATTCAAAATTGTATTCCTCAAGTAATCTTGAGTCAGATATCAGAAGATTGTTTTCTGATAATAATATAAATATTCAGACAGAGAGTGGTAAAGAGGCAACTCTTTATTGTCCATTCCATAAGAATACACACAGCCCTGCTTTCTATATAAACTTGAAGACCGGGCTATGGCAGTGCTTTAATCCATCATGTGATAGAAAAGGTAACTTTAGGCAACTGTATAAGCATGTTACTGGTAAATCATATGGTCGTGAAAATGTAGTTGATCCTGTAAATTTACAGTATCAATTAGAAATGTCTTTGAATCCAGCAAAGGTCGAGGAGTTAACAACTGATTCAATTAAGATTGATTACAATAGTGATGAGTTAAATCTATTGCAACCATTAATTGAAAGAGGGTTGACTAAAGAAACTTTAGCTTATTTAGAGATTGGATTTTCAAAGGTCAAAGATAGAATAGTGATACCAGTTAGAGATACAAAATATAATGTTGTAGGTTTAATTGGTAGGGCTATTCATGATTGGCAAGATCCAAGGTATCTTTACAATAAGGGATTTAAAAGAGCAGATATATTATTCAATATACAGAATGCAAAAAAGTTTGATGAGTGCATAGTTGTAGAAGGAAGTTTAGACTGTGCAAAAGTAATTCAAGCTGGTTATAAAAATTGTGTAGCAACACTTGGTGCAAAGGTGTCAGAGAATCAGTCATCTATGTTGAGAAAATGGTTTGATAAAATAATTATTTTTTCTGACAGAGATGACGCTGGAGATGCCATGTGCGATGCTATAATTAGATCTTGCGAAGGCAAGGACTTGAGTCGCATGATCATTTCAGATCATGTAAAAGACCCATGCGAAATGTCCGAGCAGGAAATACAAAAATCATATCAAAACAAACAAACAATTATTGGAGGTAGGTAGGAAATGTTTCAATCATTAAAAACACTAAAAGACTTAGAGAAGAATATTCCGTCACAAAGCGCGTCGGGTACAAAGAAGTTTTTCACGATCTCATCGGGTGAAACTTTTAAGATTCGCTTCCGTCAGGAATTGACAGAAGATTCAAAAAACTTTGATGAGGCAATCGGTACAGCAATCACTGTACCAGTTGTTACATCACCAATTAACTGGAAGTGGCGTGCAGCCTCAACTTCTGGGCTTGAGAAGTTCAATTATCGTTGTTGGGCTAGTGAGCAGGTTACAAAGGATGGTCGTTGGAGACCAAAGGCTCACTTACTTATGAACGTTGCTATTGAGACTGAGCCTGGCACTTGGGAACCGCGCATTATTGACACTACGTTTAATCAACGTCATATTGGTCTTATCTTGATTGAGTACGCAAAGGAGTTCGGTTCTATTACTGACCGTTACTACAAGTACTCACGCACTGGTTCAGGTGCTCAGGATACCAATTACACTTTGATTCCGTTGGATCAGTCACCAATGCCAGAGAACATTAAGTCTTTGCCAACACATGACCTTAACAGCGTTTACATGACTTTGCCTTATGCAAAGCAGGAAGCGTTCTTCACTACAGGTGAAGTTGCTAAGGACAGTTGGTAATTAATTAGTCATAGCAAGGGGTGGCTATATGGCTACCCCTTGCTATCTATTTAAGGAGATTTATGGGTAACAGTTCTTATGAAGGTAAAGAGTGGTCAAGTTTTTTTGTTCAGTCTGTTAGTGAAAGTATTAAAAGTGTTTTAGATATTGGGGCTGGTCAAGGTACTTACTATCATGTATTGAATAGGTATATACCTGAGGCTGTTTGGTCTTGCGTTGAAGCTTGGCAACCTTATATTGATAATTTTAATCTAAAGAATTTTTATAGTAATATATACAATGAAGATGTTAGAACGTTTGACGCTTCAGAGCACTCGTATGATTTGGTAATTGCTGGTGATGTTTTAGAGCACATGTCTAAAGATGAGGCTCTTGCAGTTTTTGCTAAATTTAAATCTATTTGTAAATATTTTATTATTTCTATTCCTATTATTAAATGGCCTCAAGATGCAATTAACGATAATAGTTATGAGATCCATGTCAAAGATGATTGGTCACACAATGAAGTCATGGAATCTTTTCCTGACGTAATAAAGTTTTATTG